GTCGCCTCTGCTGGGACAACGGCTTCTAAGTCGTCATCACCAAAGGGACGCAGAATAGTCAAATTGACTGCTTCGCAGATTGCTATTGCGAAACGTTTGAATGTTCCGCTTGAAGAATATGCTAAATATGTGAAGGAGTAAAAACATGGCAGAAAAAAGAATAACACGAGAGAATGAGTCTCGTGCAAAGACCCCAGGAAGAAGAAAACCTTGGGCACCCCCATCAAAGCTGGCAATGCCAGAAGCACCCGCTGGGTACAAACATCGTTGGATCAGAACTCATTTAAGAGGTGAAGATGATAAAACGAATATGCACTCAAGACTTCGGGAAGGCTGGGAACCAGTAAGGGCGGATGAGTATCCAGATTCTGGAGACATGTATCCAACCATTGAAGAGGGTAAGAATGCAGGGGTAATCGGTGTAGGTGGTTTAATGCTTGCTCGAATACCAGAAGAAACGGTACAAGAAAGAACTGAATATTATCGGGACCAGACCCGCAACCAGATGAAAGCCGTGGATGAAAACCTAATGAGGGAACAACATCCCTCGATGCCGATCCATACGGATAGGCAAAGTCGTGTATCTTTCGGTGGGAAACCAAAACCCTCCGAGTAACTATAATGAAGCAAAAGGAGCTTAAAGATGGCTAATGTAAACGTAAAGTTTGGATTAAAGCCGATTAGTGTAATTGGTGGTGGCATCAATTCTACTAATCAGTATTTTATCAAAGCCGATGCTTCAGCGATTTTTCAGGGTTCTCCAGTTGAAGTCGAGTTGACAGGTGGAACCGCAGCAATAATTACAACTGCCGATGGAGATGGAAAACAACTCCTTGGCGTTTTTGCTGGATGTGAATACGTTGATGCATCAACAGGTAAACTAACATTTAAGAATTACTGGGCAGGATCAGGAACAGCTGATACTAACTATGATATTAAATGTTTTATTTATGATAACCCAATGCAAAAATTTATTATTGCATCAGATGGTACAAATACAGATAGAGCAACTGCAAAGGCAGACATATTCAAGACTGCAACATTTGCAACTGCAACAGCTGGAAATACAACCACTGGTTTATCAAGTGCGATGATAGACATATCAACAGCAGAAAACACAGATCCATCAAATCCTTTGATGATTGTTGGTATACATGAAGATGTAACTAACGCTGATCACTCTGCCGCAGGTATCTCCTATATCGTTAAAATTAACAATCATGTGTACGCCTCTTCTAGTGGTGACGCTGACGCTGCTATAGCATAAGGAGTTTTAATTATGGCAATTTCAAGAGCACAACTCGCCAAAGAATTAGAGCCTGGTTTAAACGCCCTCTTTGGTATGGAGTATAATAGGTATGAAGGTCAACATGCCGAAATCTTTGACACCGAGTCATCTGACAGAGCGTTTGAAGAAGAAGTAATGTTGAGTGGATTTGGAGCTGCACCGACTAAAGCAGAAGGTAACGCAGTGACATTTGACGATGCAAATGAGGCTTATACTGCAAGGTATAACCATGAGACAGTTGCAATGGCGTTCTCAATAACAGAAGAAGCAGTAGAGGATAACCTTTACGACAAGATTTCTTCTCGTTACACAAGAGCACTTGCAAGATCTATGGCACATACCAAGCAAGTAAAAGCAGCAAATGTGTTGAATAATGCATTCGATACAACTGTAACAGGTGGTGACGGAAAAGCATTATGTGTGACAGATCACCCATTAACAAATGGTGGTACACTAGATAATGTTGCAGCAGCAGATCTTAACGAAACATCTTTAGAAGATGCTTTAATTTCTATCGCAGGTTTTACAGATGAGCGTGGATTAATCATTGCTTTAAGAGGCATGAAGTTAATTATACCTCGTCAGTTACAATTTGTAGCAGAGAGATTAATGGCAACTAACTTAAGAGTAGCAACAGCAGATAACGACATCAACGCTATCAAGTCAACTGGTATGTTACCAAATGGCTATGTAGTGAATGATTTCTTAACTGATACTGATGCTTTCTTCATTAAGACAGATGCTCCAAACGGATTAAAGCATTTCGAAAGAATGCCTTTAGCAACAGCTATGGATCCAGACTTTGAGACAGGAAATATG